ATGGGCATGAACGTAAACGAAATGCAGTTGCTGGAAATGGGCAATGATGACATCATGACCCTCTGTGATGCCTTTGACCTGAAGTACCCGCTGATAGCACGAGGAACCGGCACGACCTTCAACAACCAGAACGAGGCTAAGAAAAGCCAATACCAAGACACAGCTATCCCAGATGCGAACAACTTCGTGGAGCAACTGACCGACATCATGGGCGCAGAGGCTAAGGGCTGCAAATACATTGCCGACTTTAGCCATGTGGAATCCCTCAAGGCCGATAAGCTGGCCGAAAGCCGCGTGAGAAAGACCAATGTGTCCGCTGTGAGTGAGCAATTCCAAAAGAACCTGATCACCTATGGCGCCGCAATGGCTTTACTGGAACAGGAACCACCGGCAAAGCTGGCCGGGAAATACTTCTACGAGATGCCTCCCGAGTTTCAGGCTACATACAGCGGACTGAAACAAACACAAACCACAACCGAAAACCCATGAGCAAGCCTACTACTGCCGACATAAAACAAATCATCAAGGACAAAGACAAGGCCGTCAAGTCCGGTAAAATCGTACGCAAATGATACCAAAATTCGCATCACAGCAAGAGTTTACTGACTTCTTCGAGAAGGAGTTGAAGGCTGACAAGTCGCGTCTGTATGCCATGAAAAAGGCTACTACCAAGGAAGCCGATGCGGTGACCTACCTGTATACTCCCGGCACAGGCCGTGAGGATGCGAGTAAAGAAGAAGCCGGTGTGATGGATGAACCCGAAACCGGTAAGATCCTGGTAAAGTCCGTGATCAACACCACGAACCTGCTCGACAGCCACGGTGACGTTCACATCAAAGGCCTGTGGAAGAAAAGCCTGGATGAAACCAAAGTAATCTATCTCTTGCAAGAGCATCAGATGAAGTTCGACAAGATCATCACCGACGAGGTGAGCGCCTACACCAAAACGCTGGCATGGTCTGCGCTTGGTATGCCATACGAGGGCAAAACACAGGCCCTTATGTTTGACAGCATCGTCAGCAAGGAGCGAAACGAATTTATGTTTGACCAATATCGCAAAGGCTATGTGAAGAATCACAGCGTCGGGATGCGGTACGTTAAAATCATGCTGGCCTATAACAGCACGGAAAAGTACTGGGCTGAGGAAAAGGCCACATGGGACAAGTACCTGGAAGAAGTAGCCAACAAGGAAGCCGCTGAGGAACTGGGCTATTTCTGGGTGGTACCGGAAGCCAAGGTAATCGAAGGCTCCGCCGTGGTCATGGGCAGCAACTGGGCCACGCCAACAACATCAGTAACGGAAGCCGGCAAAGCCACTTCTGAAGCAAATAACCCGTCCGACGAGCCGCCGAAAGGCACTCCGAAAACAAGCTATCTGGACATAGCGCAATCCATTTTACAAACCCAAAAACAAAAAGCGTAATGAAGAAATTACAAGCTGGAGCGCTCAAAGCGGACGGATCCGCCTACACGCCCGAAGAAATCAAAGCCCACAACGATTTTGTGGAGCTCGTAGAAACGCAGGTGAAAGAGCTCACTGCGGACATGATCAGCAAGGAAGATGCTGACAAGGCCATTGAAGATGCCGTAAAAGGCGCTACCGAACCCCTGAAGAAGGAGATCGAGAAGCACTACCAAACCCTGCTGAAGCAAGGCACCGTGATTGCCAAAATGGGCATGAACAAAACCCCAACAACCGGCAAGGAAGCCATCAAGGCCGAAATTGAAGCCAACAAGGCGGATTTGAAAGCGATTTCCAACGGCGTGAGCGACAAGGAAGTTGTAATCAAAGCCACGACCACCCGTGCCAGCATCGCCACCACCAATGAGGCTCTTTTCCTCGACGGAATTGGCCAACTTGCTCGCATCCGTCGTAGTCTCTACAACTATGCCACCAAATTGCCGGTAAGCAGTTCCAATAACCAGGGGATTGTGCATTATGTGGACTGGGATGAAGACACCGTATCGAAGGCTGCCGCCATGCGTGCCGAGAACACAACCTTCCCCGAATCGACTGCCAAATTCAAAGGCTATACGCTGCCCCTGCGCAAAGTAGGCGACACGCTGCCTGTGACTGAGGAGTTCTTCGAAGATGAGGAGTTGTGCGCTGCCGAACTGGAAACCTTCCTGCTCAACAACGTGGATGCCGTCATTGACGACCAAATCATCAACGGAGACAACACCGGACAGAACCTGAAAGGGCTGAAAGCCAGTGTGACCGAATTCTCTGCACCATCCGGTACCATCGTGGATCCCAACATCTACGACCTGATTACGAAGATGCGGACCGCTATCACCTCAACAGGTGGAAGTAAGTACGATCCCAACTTTGCGGTGATGAACAAGACTACCATTGACCGTTTGATCCTGAAGAAGGACGCCAACGGCCAGTACTTGTTCCCGATGAATCACCCAATCTATGCCTTCATTATCGAAGACAACAACGTCGACGATAATGAAATGGTAGTAGGTGACAGCCGCTACATGCGCATCTACGAAAAACCCGGCATCGTGTTGTCTAAGGGTGAGCCTAACAGCAACTTCCTGGACGACATCAAGACGCTGAAGGCTCGTAAGCGCCTGCTGTTGCTGATTCGTGCTGCGGATGCCTCTGGCTTCAAGAAGTGCACGGACATCGATGCCGCATTGGCCACCATGACCGCCGTAGTTACTCCGTAACCAAAACCCCAATTCGTAAACAAACAATTCAATAATCATGGCAAAGTCTAAGAAATCAGCACCAAAACAGCAGCCCAAGGCACAAGAAGTGGACACGGTTGCAAGCAACCAACCACAGCAGCCTCAAGCCGAGCAATCGGCCCCAGCGAAGGCAGGCAAGCCCAAGCGGCCACAGCCGCCAACGGTTACCATCGTGGGCACCGGTACCGGATACCTCATCGAGGGCAAAGAGTACCAATACCCGCAGCCAGCTGCTGAGGTGCTGATTTCTAAAGGCCATGCCGAACTCAAAAATTAAAAGCAAAATGAGAAAGTTCCTTTTCGCAGCGCTGGTCCTGCTCCTGACCAGCCAATTTGCAAGCGCCCAGATTCCCTTCTACAGCGCTCGCACCGGTGGCAACCTGGCCGACATCACGGCCAACACCTTCGACACGCTGACCAACACCACAGCGAAGTTCTTCATCACCAAGAATGGCGCGTTTAACAGCGTGACCAGTTCTGAGCAGGCGATTTACTTCATGGCGGTGAGCCTCACCGGTACTCCGGCAACGGTTACCGTGGTGCAGGAAAGCTCCTACGATGGTGCAACCTGGTTTAAAACCACCGGTAATTCCGGCACGGATGGTCTTAACTGCGATACGCTGACGTTTACGCCCACCACGGCCACGATGTACAAACTCACCAGTATTCCCGGTGGCGGCAAGGTAGTCTATGGGTCAACGTGGTACAATACCGCCAGTATTGCCAACTTTAGGCGATTACGGATCATCCCATCGGGCACACAGACTTTGCGCGTTTACTCACCTAAAGTCCGCACCGCCTCCAGGTAATGCCCAACATCGTTACATACGAGTTTTTCACCGGTAAATTCCTACTGCCGAACTCTGCCCCGACCTTACCGGAAGGGGTAGAGCTTCAGGCATTTATCCAAACCTACGAGGCGAATTTCCTTGGCGAGGTGCTGGGCTACGAACTGGCGAAGCTGGTAGTGGCAGCCATCACTCCACCGCTGGCAACATCGGGCGTGATTTACGACCTGATCAACGGCAAGGAGTTCACCGACCGCTACGGGCGTGCGAACAAATGGCCCGGTCTGGCTGATCGGCAACTTTCCCCGATCGCGGCCTTTGTTTACTGCCAAGTGCTGGAAAACAGACGCACTCAGACCACCGGAGTGGGCGAAAAACAGGCAACTGCTGAGAATATGGCCACGGCCTTTGATACGCAGAAGTTTGTCACCGCATGGAACGGCATGGTGGACATGAACCTCGTTTTGGATGATTTCCTCACGCAGAACGCAACGGATTACCCCACCTACATCGGCATCTATGGCTCTGTCAGCTATGGCAACCGCAAATTCTTCACCAAAACCAACCTGCTCGGCATCTAATGGCACGCACCTACACAAATTTGCCCTATGTTATACCGGAAATCTTCCGGCAGTTGGTGGCGAAGGTGTCGGTGAACCTGTCAACGGATGGCGACCTGAGCATTCCACAGGTGAGCTACAAGTTTGGAACGTGGATTGAGGTCATGGACCAGTTGATTGCGGACGACAAAGACCCGAATATCAAGGCCATAAAGTACCCGCTGATTGTTCTGCTTCAACCCTATGAGGCAACGTATCAAAACGCAAGGGTAGCGGCCTTCCGTGGGGATATTGTCATAGTGACCAACACGGAACCCACGATGAAGATTGCGCGGCGGTACACCGAAAAGTTTGAGCCGATTCTGTTCCCCATCTATGCAGAGCTGCATCAGGTGATAGCCGATTCTCGCTTCTTTCTGGGCTACAACATGGCTTTCCCTCACAAGATGGTTGAGTTACCCCACATGGGGTCTGCCTCCAATGATGGCAACACGGCCTACCGCTTGCCGGATTTCTTGGATGGGGTCATGCTGCAGGGCGTTGAACTCAAAATCAATACCCCGCTGTGCATAGCTACCTGCCTGCCTAAACACGCCATTGAGGTGCTGTCCGTCATTAAGACGGTAGCATCTACCGGAGTAGGTACGGACACGCTGAGCGTCACGGCTACGGCTGAGAACTCAGACAACGGCGCCACCTACACATGGAGCATCGAGCGTCAGGATGGTGCCGAATTCAACGATTTAGGCACGTTCAACATGGCCGGGACAAATACCCTGGACCTAAATACGGTAAACATCCAGCAAGGGGTTTACATCGTGACCATCACCGCAAACAACGGCGCACAGGCACAGATTGAGGTAGGGGTGAATGTTGGCTATGAGGAAGGGGAGACGATACCCGGCACACCGGTAATCACGGTCCTTTCCTACGTCAATGAATCCGAGGCATTTGCTTACAGCATCGGCTGTGGCCTTACTCCGGTGAACACCTACCAATACGGACCGCTTGTTGGCACAAATGAGGCCAGCATGTTACGCATCACGCAGGTAGAGAACGGAGTGCAGGTGTACGACGAGGCATTGGACGAACCCGAACTTGGCAACGAACTGAACCGCTCGCTGATTTACCCGACTACCGAGGTGGAGACGATCGTGAACACCGCTTACGAAAGTACATTGAGACAAAAAATTAAGATCACTTTAAAACCCAATTAAAAAAAATGAGCACAGCATATGCTTTTGAAATTGCCTGCGTGAAGGGCGTTAAAAACACCCGCGCCTCTGCCTGCAATTTCGACCCGAAAGCCATTGAGATGGCGGTACTGCTCCCCAAAGGGACTACCTTCACTCAGGCACAACTTTTGGCCATCAAGGCCACGCTCCTGGGCCTTGCCAAGGACGACGACAAAACCGCGCGTATCTACCCGATCAAGCGCTTCACCAGCGTGGAGGACAAATCCACCGACGCGACGTACAAAGAGTACGACAATGGTGACCGCAAGAAGATCCGTGACGGCAAATACGGATGGCGCTTCACCTACGACGAAGGTGGACTGGCCCTGCACACCAAGATCAAGACCTTCGACGGCAAGCAGGACGCATTTGATGTGGCCTACTTCGACCAGAAAAACAACGGCCTGATCATGACCTCCCGCAATGGCATCACCGCCAAAGGGTTCTCTCTGTCCATGATCGACGTTCCGAATTACAAGCAGGCCGGGTTCTCCGACCCCAGCGAGTACTTCATCGAGTTCGGTCTGGCCAACAGCGACGAGATGAACCTGTACCCGATCTTCGTTCCGTTCCCCGATGATTTCGATGGCATAAATGACCTCAACGGCCTCTATGACCTGGAAATGAGCATTCTCACCGACATGGACAACACCGGCCTGTTTGACCTCAAATTGACCGCCGCGAATCGTGCCGTGGATCTGTATGATGATTACAGCGGTGTGTTTGACGACACTTTGCTGTACGATGTTACCAATGCCGCTACCGGTGGAAGCATCGCAGTAACCTCCATCACTCCGACCCCTGCCACCAAGTCATGGGCCGTTCAGTTGGATGGTGCTGACCCGAATTTCCCTGCCGCAGCCGGAGACCTGATCAAGATTGCCATCGGTGATGTTTCCGACATCGAGACTGCCGGTGCGCCCGGTTATGGCGAATCTGAGATTGTAACCCCACGCGGATAACCTCTAAAATCTGAAAGCAATGGAAAATAACATCAGATACGAGGGCATCAGCTGGAACGCGAAGTGGATCCAAGGCATCAAGAAAGCCGAGGATTTTGTAAAGCATCCTGCCAACGCGGGTAAGTTCAAGGAAAATGCCGCTGCCAAGCTCAAGGAGCTGCACGCATTGGTCCATGGCAAACCCAAGAAGGAGGCTGCACCCGATCCGGCAAACGCGGAAGACCAATAATAGAAGGAAGGGGGTAACTCCCCTCCCTTTTTTACTCACCTTTTAAACCCCATCAAACACAATGGCACTTACAGACGCCCAAACCATACGAATAGCAGCCGCAGAGACTGTAGCTTCCAGCGGGAAAAATTATGATACAGTCGCGGATATGATCGCAGATATCAGAACGATGGTTACCTACCTCACCGACGGAACAGCCCCGTAATATCATGGCCAACTTCATCCAAATGCGGGACCGGTTAAAGGCCTTCAAGTTCAACGAGGTGATCATGCAGACCATGGTGGAATGCAGTGATCAGATCCTGGATGCAAACCGGAGCCAGTTGAAGAAGGGATTCAAAAGCACTGGTGAACGGGTAGGGGTTTATGCCAACCCGGCTTATGAGCGCGAGAAGGTCCGCATGAACCCGGAGGCGAATGGTTGGGTCGATCTGACCTATACCGGTGATTTTACGCGGGAATTGACGCTGAGGCCTGTGAATACCGTCCGGGCGAACATCTACAGCCAAGATGAGAAGGCCAAGAAGCTATCTGCCAAGTACGGTGATGCCATTTATGGCGTATCGGCTGAGAACATCGGCAAAATAAACCAGGAGGGCTTCCAAGACAAGCTCGCCGACAACGTGAAAGAAAAACTTGACCTGTGATCCTAAATTTTGAGACCTGCGTCCCATGTAAGCACAGGCGGAACATTTTAAAACAGCAGTTGGAAACACTGCGCCAAAACGTAAAGACAAAAGCAATCAATGAGGGTAGGACGTATGCAATATGGTTGGATTCAGAAGATACTAAACTTCGGCACGCGCCGTACTCCGATTTCAACGGAGACAGCCCCGCCGGAGTTGAAATTGTATCGCAGCATCCATAGCCTACCAATGCCGGTATTTATTGAGTGCCTGATCAGCGGTAACGCATCCGGCATCATCATGAGCGGTAACCCCACAGAGGAGCAATTAACCGAAGCATGGGAGGGCATCATGAGCCAATACAGCGAATCCATCGCCCAAACTGAGGTAAAAGCGGCCATATCGGACATGAAGTCCATGGCCATGAAGGAGGACAAGATTTACCGCATAGAATCGACCCTTGATTTACTTAAACACCTCTCCGAAACCAAAAGCCCACTACTGCCGACCTTATTTGAGACCCTTTACAAGTTTGGCTACACCTTACCCCGAAAAGAGTACAGCCCCGAGAATCTGAATGCCGTACTGAAGATTTTCATGGGGCATTTTCGCTTTGACCGAACCCAATACCGCCTCATGGAGGAAAGGATGGGGCATAAAAGCAATAAGGCCGAAGCTAACCGCTACAACTGGGCCTATTTTGAGGACACACTAACGAGCATCTGCATCTCGCTGAAGCTGCCTGTGATCAACCTCAGAGACATCACCGTGGGGCAGTATTGCTCCTATGTGAACCAGTTCAACAACTACGTCAAAACCATGCAAAAACAGAACTAATGACAGCACTATACTACCTCCTTTCCTTTGTTGTTGGCCTCTCCATCGGCGTGCCTTTGGGCCTTGGCATTGCCTCCATGGTGGTGCGCAATGAGATCGGCAAGAACATTGACCGAAATCGCGGCCACATGGCTGAACGGATGAAGGAAATCGATGATATTATTCACGACATTGAAAAACTGAAGGAAGATGGCAGAGGGTAAGATATTAGGCACTGATCTTGTCGATCAGTCGGCGCACGAAGAATTTAAGAAACTCACCACAGAGGCAGAGGCCCTGGTGAAGTCCTTTGTGGACCTCGCAGGGGGCGCGAATGCGTTTCGGGAAGCCTTATCCAAGTCTGAGGGCATCAAGGGCACAACGGATGCGATCAAAAACCGCAGGAAGGAACTCACCGAAATGGAGAAACTCCAAAAGCAGGTGATTGACACCAATCAGCGCATCGTCAACATGGAGACGCAAATGGGCAAGGCTGTGGTGCAAAAGAATTTGCAGTTACAGGAGACCCGCAAACGGACTCAAGAAGAGATACAGGCCGGTAAAATGCGAGAGGGTAGCTATGCCCAACTCGACCTCCAACTTAAACAGATGGTCCGGTCCTACAAAGCCCTGTCTGAAGCCGAGCGCAACGCGGCCAAGGGTACGGAGTTGCTTACCAAGATTCAGAACGTAAGGGGTTCACTTGGGGCCATGGATGCCACAATGGGCAGCTGGACCAGGAACGTGGGCAACTACCAAAACCAGACCTTTCAGCTAACCCAGGTACTTCGTGAGATGCCTGCCTTTGCCGTAAGCGCTCAGACGGGGATTCTCGGTCTGTCGAATAACCTGCCGATGTTGGCCGATGCCTTCCGGCAAACCGCGAAGGATTCAGGCGGGGCCCTGAATGCACTGAAGATATTCGGAGCATCCCTGTTCAGCTTCGGGAGCATTTTCTCCATTGCCATTGGTCTTTTCACCATTTTCAGCAAGGAAATTGTCGGTTTCATTAAAGGCACGGAGGATGCTGCAGATGGTGTCGACGTTTACAAAGAAGCCCTTGAGGGAGCCACATCCGAGATGGCGAAACTCCGGCTGAACCTCGAATTAACGCAAAAGGGCGTGATCTCCAAGGACCAATTCCTGAAGCAATACAATGAAACTTTGGGCAAAGTGACCGGAACTACCGATGATTTCAACGTAGCAGAGCAAAAGACGATAGATAATAGCGACAACTACATCAGAATGATGGTGATGAAAGCCAAGTCGGCTAAGATGCTGGAAATAGCCGTGAAAAAGGCCACAGAGGCTACAGAGATGACCGACGACTGGTGGACGACGCTGAAGGCCCAAACTTCACAGGGTGCCAAGGCGTTTGCACAAACCGGTAATCCATTATTGTTTTTCACACAGGACCCGCAGGATTCCTACAATGCGTATAAACGTAGGTTTGAGGAGGAAGGCAAACAGGCCGAAGACGCATGGCGTAAATCTCAGGAAGAGTTGATGAAATTCATGCAGCAGAACGATTTTACTGATTACCAGGATAAGCCGGGGAAACCGAAGAGGTCAAAGGAGGTAAATCGCATCGAGGGGATAAAAAAGCAATATGAGATGGAGCACATGCTCTTGGAGACGCAGTTGAACGATGGCTTAATCACAGAGCAGCAGTACTACGACCAGAGCATCGACCTGGCGCGTAAATACAGGGGAGAACGTGAGGGGCTTAGTAAGAAAGAGAAGGAAAGCGAGGTCGCACTGAATCTCGAGCTCTCAAAAGCGGAGAGTGAAAGTTACGAAGATTTACTGGCTTGGCTAACGAAGGGAGTAGAAGCACAGGCCGATGCTGATGATCGTAAGCTAAAGAGCCTTCAGAAGTATGTAGAGGAGCGAAAGAAGAAGAACGCCGAATATGCTCAGACAGAACTGGACCTGATCCGCGAGAATCTTGAAGCACAGCAGCGGATGCTTGACGGTGCTGATGAGGAGGAACGCAAGAGAATAGCAAAAAAGGTTGAGGCATGGCAAGCGTATGCTGATATTGCAAATAGTTTGAACGCCGCTGGATCAGCGCTGGCAGACATCGGATATCAACGTGAGATTTCTGCAATAACCGAACGCGACAGAACTCAACAAGCCGCGTATGAAAATGAGAAAAAACGTATTGAATCACAATTCATCAATAAGGCAGAGAGAGAACGTGAGCTTGCAAAACTGGAGGCTACACGAGAAGCGGAAAAGAAAAAAATTGATGCGGATAGATTGCGTGCCGAGAGAAAGAGGGCCCAGCTTCAAAAGGGTTTTGATATTGCAGGGATTATCACGTCAACAGCACTTGCCATTATGACGGCCTTGACAGAAAAGGGACCTTTAGGCATTGCAAGGGCGGCGGCTGCCGGGATCACGGGGGTAACCCAGTTAACGCGTGCCATTGCAGCCCCTCTCCCTCAGTACTGGGAAGGTACTGAGAACCACCCGGGCGGTCCGGCCATTGTGGGTGAGAAAGGTGTGGAGTTAGTCCAGGAGCCGGGCGGTAAGTCATACCTGACCCCTTCGACGGCGACTCTGATGAATCTTCCGGCTCGCACAAAGGTTATTCCCCACGAGGACCTAATCGCGGCGGCTCATGCGGCTGCATACAAGAAGATGGCTCAGTTCAATGGACCAGTTAACACAAGCAGTCAACAGGATGCAATAATTCAAGCATTTGATGAAAAGCTTGATGAATTAATTAAGGCTTATAAAATGAGTGATAGAACACCAAATATTTCGGTGATTGTAGATTCAAACCATCGCGCCTGGGTCGAGGCGAATATCAGCTAATGGCATTTGAAAAAACATATCGAATTTACCTCATGCAGGGCGCCAATTTCTTGTACGAAAATGGGAGTGGCGCAATTTCAACATCAGTCACACCAATTGAACTCCAGTTTGCTCCTGAGAATTGGAAAAAGATCAGACTATCGCTGGAACGTGGATTTACTTACTATGCCCTGATGCGATTGTATTCAACTGAATTCAATTTCGTGAAAGATGGAGCAAAGATTTTAAGATGGGCCTATTACACACAAAAGGGTGTTGAGTCAAAAATAAAAATCAAGATAGAGAAATTTGATACTTCAATTTCTGTTTATGATTATTCCACAATAATTGAAGAAGAAATTGATTTCAGTGAGTTTTTAGACATCGACGACAAAGTTACGGTGAAAATTATGGAAGGTGGCGTTCCGGCAATGCTAAAAGCAAGGGAAAGTACTATGTACGAAATCCCTTTGGCAAATCATGTTGACAAAATATGGGTGAAACTTGATGGGCTAAAACTGCAAGTAGTTCACTTTTGGACACCTGCGCAGGAAAATTACCCACAGGCATTCACGGCTATCTATTTGCCAAAGAATACATACTATGACACGGAGGGAGTAGATACTTACACGACCCAATTAACAGTCGATCCGATTTCATTTCAGCCATACACGTTGCTAAATTCAGGATCCGCTCCGACACTTAGTATTGAATGGAAAACCAAAATTCGTTTCAATGCAATAATGGATGGTGGCAATTCGATAAATGGGACATTGTATGTGAAATACAGGTTGGTAAATTTAGCAGGACCGGTATATGTTGGGACTACTACAATTTATACCCAATCAGGGCTTACGCCGGGTAGTAATACCTTGGTTGATTTGGATCTTTCAAATACGATATCTGTTCCCCCAGGCCATGCAATCGAAATGCAGATTTTGGTTGACAATGGCTCCGGAGGAGGTGGTGCTGGAAATAATTATGAAATACAAATGCTCTCAAACGGGACGATTCAAGCCGTGTTTGATAGCATTGCAGTTGCTACATACATCCCCGCACTTAGGCCCTCAAAAGTTTTTGAAGAGCTTTCAACCCTTATTACTGATAGCCAAGCAATCGGTACTTCGAATTTACTGGATACACACTCGAATAAGGTGATCACGTCTGGAGATGGATTGAGAAATCTCGATAATAGTGTTATTAAATTAAGTTTAGCGGATTTTTGGCAATCAATTGATTCTGTATTTTGTGCGTGTTTAAAATATGACAAGGCAAATGGCGAATTGCAAATTGACGATCGACTAGCGGCATTTGACGCATCTTCTGTTATAACTACCCTGACATCCGTAAATAACTTCAAAAAGAGACCTTTTAAAAGCGAGTCCTTTGCCCGCCTATTAGCCGGATTTGGCTCATATACTTACGATGAAGTAAATGGGAAAGATGAGTTTAACCAAACCACAGAGTACCTTTTTCCTATGACTCGTACCACCCAGCAAAAGGATATGAAGAGTGCGATTCGTAGCGATATGTATGGGATAGAATACACTAGGCTTAATCTTACCGGTAAGGAGTCCACAGATGCTGATACAGATAACGATCCGTTTTTTCTGCATATTGAAGATACTCCTGCTGGAACTATACCAGCAGGTTTGCCCGGAGCCGGGGAGGATTACTATGATCTATATCGCAAACCTATTAATTTGACGCCAGGTGTAAATTATTGGGAGATCTTGAATATCATGTATCCCGAAACTGCTTTTAATATATTTTTCTCCGCAAAACGGCAATTAAGTAGGCATGATTATTGGATTTCATCCGTATTTCATTTACTGGGGTCTGAATACCTTAAATTTCAAGTTTCAACTAAAAATAATAATCTTGCCCTAAAACTTACAACCCTTGAAGGGTCTCCAGTAGTTACAATTGACGAGCAGTCAGCTGAGTTGATTTCAAACTACGCGCCACCATTATTTTATCCGATTCTATTTGAATTTGATAGTTACGAGCCGATAAATCTTACAGACTTGGTAAATGCTAACCCATTTGGGATCATACGTTTTGTGCACAAAGGATCCACATACGAAGGGTTCCCGATTAATATCTCATCATGCCCATCAGACTTGCAGACGCAAAACTACGTTCTCTTGGCAACCTCAAATAATGATCTGAATGAACTTGCTGGGCTATAAAATATCAATATTTAACCCGGCAGGAGGTGACCCAACATTTAGTTTCATTGAACTGGGTTTCACAGCGTCTTTGGGAGTTTTGGTAGGTCTGAATTTCCTGGGAAGTTTTCTTGCCAACGGACCAATACGGCCCCCATTCTTCTTGATATGGGTTAAAGACAGAGCATTCGTACTCAAACTTTTTTTTGCATCCTGTGGTGATTGCAACAAGCACAACAGCGGCGAACAGAATCTTTTTCATGGCAGTTTAGTTTATTCAAAATTACAATAAAAATGGCATATAAATTCATCATACCACAAGTTAATCCGCTGAAATTTTACCATCAATCGGATGTGTTTAATACAGGCGCTTTCACCCAAGCTACATACGGAACCTTCGACCCAAACCTTAACACTCGAAGCATTGACGCGGACTTCTTTGCGCGAAATATTGCGTCATGGGCCGACAAGGTGCAGTACTGCCAGCCATATCAACAAGGCGACCGGCTGGTACTGATGTGGCTGGGTGAAGATACCGGACCAACCGGCCCCTATCATGTCAGGTTCATCAACTGCAAGGGAGAGTTGGTGAAGACCGTGGCCGCATCATACGACGCCCTGCTGCCAACCGGGTACCGCATCTGGTATTGCAAAATTCCATTGTGGGATGTTCCCGAGGGAAAGTACTTCATTCAGATCCTTTGCTCCGGCTTCCTGCTCGTGAAGGACTTCTTCGTGATTTCGGAACCCATCGAGATCAGGGGGACGCATCCCGGCACCATGCTCAGCCGCTACAAGAACAGCTACAATGACCAAGGGATATTTTACGAGATTGACGCGATTGAGTTCGAATACCGGATGCACGCCCGTCTGACCGAGCTCAATCCGTCATCCAAATTCAATGTATACGAGGATCAGCCATTGAATCTTCAGCTACTTTCCGGCGTTCCATTCCGGGAATGGAAGTTGTCCATTGGTACCGAATCAAAGCCCGTCCCAGACTACCAGATGGATAAAATTGAGCGGATGTTGCTCAGCGACACCCTGGAACTTGATGGCACGCTGTACACACGCACGGAAGGAAGCAAGTTGGAAGCGGGCCGCACAGAGAAGCACCCGCTGAGTACGGTGGAGATAACCCTCCGCGAGAAAGACAATGATCAGGATGTGCAGGTCGATGAACTTTACCCAATCAACTTTGGCCCGGTCCCTGACACTGAGTGGTTTTACCTGAAAAATATTGTCTCCACATTCCAGGCCACCATAGCCGTTGGCCGGCAATTCCACGGAGGAAAGAACCTGATTGCCTACCTCAATACGGTATTCTTTGCTACTTACTACGATCGGGACAACTATTTCAGTCTCAACGAGCGCAATGAGGTGATACTGACCACCAATGATCCCTCGGTGCACTTGCTGTTCAGTAACTGGACCTATACCTGGAATTACCTGTCAGCCTACGTTGACTTTGATGTGGATACCATGAACGCGGCCGGAAATCTGGTCATTTCCTCCACCGGCAACCCGACACCGGTAGAGTATGCCTTCTTCGAGACGGAACTGGACACGGTACCAACCACCGGCAGTTCAACATCGATCAGTATTACCCAAGCCTATGCCATTGGCAAACAGGTGACGGCCCGGATCTTCGTAGGCGCAAACTGCGAGGTAATGGACACCTCTGGTTCAGATCCAATCATCAAAGTACTTGGGGGCATTATCCCGGCAGCAGGCGTCAGTTTCAATGCGGCGAACAATGTGATAACCAGAGTACGAAATGATATGTTTAAGCAGACTACCGGCAGTCTTCTGACATCATTTACTTTGACCGACAACAAACTGACTACGGGAGCAGTGGACCGGCTGATTATGTGGCTGTGGGCTCACACCAGCGCCTTTGACCTTGGCAGCTGTGGGGTAGACCTGAGCGACCAGACTCCAGCAGCACCGCCAACAACAACCGACCTCGGACTTGCCTCCATGCTGTCATTCGTCAATGCGGCAGGCATGGGTGTAGTGACGGACTAATTTTATTATCAAAAAGATATTTTATTTTATAACTTTGTAAAAATAAACCCGATGGCATACAACATCACCGTAGAACCCAACTACTTCTACATCGAAAACGGAACAGAAAGCACGGCCACAAACGCACCAATCTCCGTCAGCACAAGCCCTGACAGCGACTTGCTTCAAATCAACTGGGACAGCGGGTCAGTAAAGATTGACCCCACGGCTATCGGTGACATCAATGCCGTTGCACTGTCTCCGAAAACATTGGCCAATGCCTTCACCGTCATCAACACAGCCATTACTCCGTAGGCCATGAGTTACAGACTAACCATTGAATCGCGTTACCTGAGGGTGCAGCAAAATGCACCAGGCACAGGTAATTGGGCATATAACCAACCCATGACTGCGGTATTGAAGGGTAGTGCGATTCACTTCTATGGTCGCAGGGGCATCCGCATTGCGATTCCGAGCGATGATATCACCCATATCAACGGAGTTGCTGTTGCAGGCAATACAGCCGCTCAAAACATGGCGGTGATTGTTGCCGCAATGGTGCCGACAGGCGGAGGGCCATCAGGCCCATACCTTGAACTTGCATTTTCATCATTTACGGATTTCCCTTATGCATTGAATGGCCATACAATTTTAAATCCTGATGATTTAACAAACTGGAATTTAGCATGGGGTTCAAGTTACACGGATTGTATCGTCAATGACACAGGAAGAACTATCAGGTTTTATGGCTATGTTGGGTCAGTGATTACAACGAGGGGTATAAAACGATTGATAGGCGTAAGTGACACAGGCACTTTGAGCAACATTGCTTCGGATTGTTTTTTGGGTTGCAATAATTTGATAAACTTTTCAGTGGCAGCGCAATTTGATACTACGTTGATTGGAGAGACTACAGGTGATGATGGAATTTTTGGTGATGTAATAGGAAATACTATGTCAATCACTATCCCACAAGGATTGATGGATGCTAACGGCATCGGCTCCCCCGATGGAGATATAGAATTTTTGATTTCAAGTAATACAGTAACGGTAAACACATTTTAGGATAATGACGGCAGAGTTACTAGAACTATTGATGAAGCAAGCGCCTTTGGTGGTAGCCCTTGGTATAGGAGCATACATCCTTTGGAAACGATACGACAGATTCACCACACGGACGCAGAACAGCCTTGAGGAATCCGAGGTGAGATTCAGAAAGTACATGGATGAAGACAGGGCAAAGCTGCTGAGCATCGTGTATGACAACACCGAGGCCATGAAGAATATCAGCAAGATGTGCGACCGAAGCAACAAGGTCATGGAGTGCCTGATAGACGAAATCAAGGACTTCAAGAAATCCGAAATCTACAAAGCCCATAAAGAAGGACGATGATACTTGACCTCACACCGGTAAGCGGAACCCCGCAGAAAATCAGCACGGATTCCATCCTGTGGTTTTACGACGATGGCAGCGGAAACTATTTCGCCGCTGTGGCGTATTACTCGCGGTTTGCCTCAGTATTGCAAATTGCAGAAGATCCAGCGGCGTTGGCTGGGGCGGTTGGTCCCAATTTCATTACCCTGACCCATGATACTTTCATCGGACTTTACATCAACTGCGATCTGATAGGCCGCATTGAAGATGTGGGCGGCACCGACACGCTGATCGTGATGAAGGTGGGGGATGTTTATCAAGCTGAAATCACCGTAGCTGAGACCGTTGGCGATGTCGAGACGGCCATAAATGATGCCGGAGTTCCTCCTGGGAGTGTAGCATGGGGTGGCATCACCGGCACGCTCTCCGATCAGTTGGATTTACAAGCAGAATTTAACATTAAGGTCAGCACTAATGCTCCAATTACCCCGGCCACAAAGACAAAGATAACCTACGATACAAAGGGATTAGTTACTGCTGGGGCTGATGCTACAACCTCTGATATTGCCGAGGGCTCCAATCTTTACCATACCGAACCAAGGGTAAGGGCTACACCGCTTACGGGTCTATCCGTCACGGGGTCAGCAGTCATAAGCACAGACACGGTATTACAGGCATTTGGAAAGCTACAAAATCAAGTCAATGCCGTTGCCGGTGGCGTAAACTATCAAGGCGTATGGAATTCATCCACAAACAGCCCGGCCCTTACTTCATCGGTTGGAACAAAGGGGTACTACTACGTTGTTTCTGTTCCCGGCAGCACCAACTTGGATGGTCTCACAGACTGGAAACTTGGTGACTGGGCTATTTTCAACGGCATTACCTGGGCAAAAGTTGACAATACGGACGCAGTTATAAGCGTCAACGGCTATACTGGAATTGTTGCCCTTACCGCTACTGATGTAGGTGCTCCGTCTGGATCCGGCAACAGCACTGGAACCAATACTGGAGACCAGACGTCTATTGTTGGTATCACCGGCACCAAGGCGCAATTCGATTCGGCTTGTTCCGATGGAAATTTCCTTTACTCTGGTGATGCAGTACCTTATTCAGGAGCAAGCTCCAATCTTGACCTGGCAACTCGCAGTTTGATTCTGAGCTCCGGCCAGATTGGAATAGGCGCAACTCCTGCAGCAAACATCCAACTAGAAATATCATCTGACGCCAATACCGCAACTGGCTTGGATATTTCCATGCATGGAGATGATATTTTTTCCGGAGTAATGCTGCTGAAGAAGTCTCGCGGGACTCATGCTTTACCTACGTCATTAGCATCTGCAGACCGTTTGGGGTTTCTTGGTTTCAGTGGTCGGGCCGGTTCAGCCTATGCAACAGCAGCGGCCATTGTGGCATTGGCTGAGGAGGCATTCGCTGCAGGTACTTACGGAGCAGCTTTGGTTTTTGAGACCGCCACAATAGGTGGAGGCTCACCAACGCGAACAGCCAGGATGAAGATTCACCCGTCAGGAAATGTCTCGATCGGGTCTTCACTCACCAACAATAGCTACCGCTTAGAGGTGACAGGGAATAGCAGGGTTTTGGGTAGCAGCACATCATCGGGTAATGCCTTGATAGTGGGGGATAGTGGCGGAACAGCAATAGCAACCTTTACCAATGCGGGAGCAACCATCCTGCGAGGGCTGACCGCTACACAGGCCTCTGCACTCACCCCGTCAGCAGGGATGATTATTTACGTCACCTCAACGGATGCCACGTTCACTTCCGCGGGGTATTGGGTCTATCAGGCATCATGGCAGCGGTTGTACATCACGGGAGATTCTACGGTAGCCAATGGTTTTGGGCTGACTGGCACAACGACCAAAGCCGTAGCACTCACCACCGCAGAGGCCTTCTGCACCGCTGAAACGACCATCTCCGCTGTGACTTATGCCGACATCACAGGCGCATCAATCAGCCTTGCTGCGGGGACTTGGTTAATCATGGCAACCATCAACGGGGCTTCACAGACTACCACCGTTGCAGTCATGATGGCCGCAATAACAGATAGTGCCAATACCGTAGTCGCTGAAAGTTCAAAGCATATTGTAGCCGGTACGGCAACCGTGAGAACGTGGGGCAGTATTGCGATGTCTGCCATCGTTTCGCCTGGTTCGCCAACGACCTACAAACTGAGAGGGGCAAGAGGCACAACCACGCAGACGGGCAACTGGATTGCCTCCGACGGCAACGGGGTGAACACGGCAAACAACGTCAGTAACAATAGCGACAAGGGAACTTCAATCAGAGCAATCAGAATAGCGTAATTAATTAAAATCAACAATATGAAAACAAGCAAACTAATGGCATCACCCTTCGGCACTTTCATCAAGGTTTTTCTGTCCACGGTTCTTACCATGTGGATCGCAATGGATGACCTGTTCGCTATGGATATCCACACGCTGAAGGCACTTGCCACCGCTGGCATCGTTTCCGGTATGCCTGTCATTTTAAACGCCCTCAATCCTAAGTACAAAAATTACGGCATAGGGTCTTCACAACACGATAACGAATCCGCATGATGACCTTCACCGACCTCCAATCAGACGCAGAGGTGACAGCCTATGCCGAACTACTGCCGCCAGCCATCTACAATGACACGGTGCGATCCTCTGTGCAGTCATCGGTAAGCAAGGGCGTTTCCCCTGAGTACGCTAAAGACCTCCTATTGCAAGCCTTACAAGAAGCGCTGAAGCAGTACGCCAAAACTACCGGCAAGACCAAGGCAGGGCGTGTGATGCGGTGGGTGGCGCGGATACTTTCATACTTAAAGCTGAGACCATGATACTACCAAAATCAACCCCGCAAATGACACGGGCCGAACTGATGGCACTACTTGCACGGCAATTCCCCGACATGGACCTGCCGCTGTTCTGCATCGTGGGCATTCGTGGGTATTATAAGCGGACAATGGGCAAGCCCGATGCCAATGACGTAGGCATCTATGATGATGCCATTTTCTTGCTCACAGACAACGAACTGCACGCCTTCAATGCCAATACTGACCCGAGCAAGTACTCCCCCGGAATTGCCAAGTTGAAGCCTGGCGTTTGGCCCTGCTACCGGTTTGACATCCACGGTGGAAAATCGGCACAATACCCCGCCATCTGCCAGCGTGCCGGAAAGGTTACGGTGACCAGGCAAGGAAAAACCGGAGAGTTCACCGGCATGTTTGGCATCAACATCCACAAGGGAGGCAATACGACCACATCATCCGAGGGCTGCCAAACTATTCCGCCAACGCAATGGGATCGCTTCTACAAGACCGCTGAGCGCATCGCTCGCAGCTATTGGGGTGACAAGTTCAAGTCGCAGACGTTGACGTATTTTTTGATTGAGCAATAGGCGATAGCTGCTCAATATAACTCAATAGAACTGCTCAATAGATAGTTTTTTTCATAGGTATAGTGTTTAGCCCTGGTGTTTCTACACCGGGGTTTTTTAGTGTGGGTTGGTGAAAGTATGGCGGGTTGTATTTTCATTTGTACGATTTTATGAACGTACAAAAAACCATACAAATTGGTCATTCACCGCCATAGTAATACTATTTACCGTAATTTTTAAAAATAATTCGCAAAATATTTTTCAATATGCACCGCCCCAACGTACATTTGACCTATCAAACAAAGCCATGACCATCACACAACACGCAATCGACAAATTTAAGGATGCAGCGCCGCCTCCGCTGTGCTACCGACTACTTGCCGCCACGCTCAACGTCAGCGAGGCCACCGCCCGGACGTACTTAGAAAGCGGACATATCATGCTGACCACCCGTGCAGCGATAATGCTGATTCAAGAAAGAACGGGGTTAACTGACCGTGAAATGTTTACCAATGACTAACGCAGCTATCATCGCATTTATTATCCTAATCGGTGTATTCATGTTCATCTGCCTTTGGTTCATTGGTAACGATGGTGGAAAGGAGTTCGGAGAGGAAGATATTTTTAACGATTAAATATAAACACCATGACCATGACCCGCCGCATCAACATAGCCGATATTGACCACAAGGAAGTAATCAAGGTGAACCTCGAACTCGCCAAGGAAAGGCTCGCCAAAGAGACCGACCCACGCTGGCAGTCAATGCTCCGCAAACAAATCCGCGGACTGGAGGCGAAACTCACATTCGATGCCTTTACGCACATGCAAAATCACCCCGAACAACTCAATTAAAAACCATGATACCCCAAGCAATTCACAACATCATCGCATCCTGCGTCACACCGCAGCAACTTGACACCTGCCGCCATTGGGCTGACTACCTGTGGTCCGGCCAACCCGAGAACCGTGTCGCAGCTGAGGCCGCTATCAATCAGAAACAGGCACAACTCGACCGGGAAGAAGGCCACCGGACCGAGGCTGAACTAAAGCGCGCCGCATTGCTCACCGCTCATACTATGGACTAATGAAACCCTGGACACTCAAAATGGACATCCCCGAATGGGGCAAGAAAGCCGGAGACGAGATAAAAGCCGTATTCCCCAACAGCGTCATGTCAGTAATCGCTGAGCCGGTTCAAAAGCAACTCACCGAAAAGGCCCTGCAACTCGTAGCGTCTGCCGATAGCTGGGGTTGCTGCGACAACGTGATCTACTGGTGCCGCCGTGAAGGAATGGATGCCGATGACCTGTCGCACATCCAGCAAGCCGTAGACGCCCGCAAGAACGAAATATTCGATAAACCATACTAATCACCAATACACACACACACTATGTCAACAGAACTCACACACAGCTGGATGGACAGCGACAAAGAAAACGAATTAGAGATCACCGTCAAGGTGGACAACGACGGAGTGGTCGAAGAAGTAGTCGACCTCGTAGCGTGGCAGCACGAAGATGGACGCAGACGCACCATCAAGGCTATTCTCAATCTTGAGATGTGCGAAGCCGCCGGAATCATCGACCCCATGCTGGAGCAAGTAGACTGGCACGAAAAGTTAGCCGAGCATCTTGCCGATGCAGCCGAGTACGAGGCCGAAAGCTACCGCGACCGATAGTTAGCCCCTTCACGGCTCGTGGGATGCGCACACGTCAACACGCATACTTTTTCAAACACGTCACTTTTAAACACTTATATCATGTCAACACAACTCACAAACCTTCGCCCAAGGGATTTTTTCGGGCAAGATGTGGTCAAGGCCAAGTTCGCCGAGATCATGGGCAAACGCTCCACATCATTCATCACATCTGTTCTACATATCGTAAACAGCAACGACCTGTTAAAAGATGCCACAGCAGAAAGCGTCTACCAGTCAGCAATGGTGGCCGCAACCCTCGACCTCCCGCTGAACAATAACCTCGGATTCGCCTACATCGTTCCATTCAAGGACACGCGCAAAGGCATCACGGTCGCACAATTCCAACTCGGGTACAAAGGCTACATACAACTCGCTCAGCGCAGCGGACAATTCAAGCGCATTGCCGTTACCCATGTCTGCGAAGGACAGATCAAAAGTGCCGACCCTCTCCGTGGCTATGAATTTGACTGGAACGTAAAGTCCGACAAGATAACCGGCTATGTGGCCTACTTTGAACTGCTCAACGGATATGAGGCACAGCTTTACATGACCGGTGACGAACTCCGTGCACATGGGGCCAAGTTCAGCCAAACCTTCAAGCGCGGGTTCGGCCTGTGGAAAGATGATTTTGACAGCATGGCCAAAAAGACCGTCCTCAAGCTGTTGCTCTCCAAGTTTGCTCCGCTGTCCGTAGACATGCAAAAGGCGGTGGTAACCGACCAGGCGGTCATCAATGACGCAGAGACCATGGACGTTGACTATGTAGACCATGCACCGGCCACGGCTGCTGAGGTATCGCAAAGCAAAGAAGATGAGCGTGTGCGCAACTTCATCAACGCCGCTACCTCAGCCGAAGAACTCAAAACAGGCCTTTCCGGTGTATCGCTGACCGATGAGCAAAGCGAACTGCTGCAAACCAAATTGGAAACCTTAAACGCCGCCAAGTAATGGATTTCAGTAACTATAAATTCCGCTGCTCCGCACTCGGCAACCTTGTGAGTGCATCCGGCAAGTTTACGGACGGAAACAAAACCTACATCCGCGAGGCATTCATCGGGGCCTTGAACAACGTCCGCAAAGAGGTGACCTCAAAGTACTTTGAAAAGGGTCTGTTTGAGGAAGAATCCGGTATCAGCCTGCTCAATGATACCCTGTACCAAGGTCAGCTGTGCGTTAAAAACAAAGAGCGCAAACAGAACGACTACATCCACGGCGAGGCCGATTGCATCAAAGGGGGCTATGTCTATGACATCAAAAACGCATGGGATGTCTTCACCTTCGGCAACGCCTCACTCACCCATAACTACCGGTGGCAACTGATCGGCTACATGTGGCTGTGGGAAATGGACAAGGCCCGGCTGTTCTATTGCCTCAATGATACCCCCGAGCATATCCTTGCCACCGAAGAACGCCGACTGTTCTATGCCGGTAACTATGTGAGCATCGAAAGCCCTGACTACATCGAGGACTGCCGCAAACTCCGCGAGAAGCATGTACACAGCCACCGGCCACTATGGGAGCGTTTCAAGGTCTTTGACGTAGAGCGAGCCGATGAGGACATTGAACGCCTGAAAGCATCCATCAATCAGGCACGCGCTTATATGGACGAATTGTACGCCGAGCATACGGCACACGTTGAGCGAAACATGCAACTCATGGGGTACACCCCCAGCATCTTCACGGCACAGCACGACCCATCTGTCGGGGCTATGATTGTGGAGTAAGGCTCCCGCTGGCAGACCGGTTAAAGTCTGCCACTTTTTAAACCTCAATTACAACCATCATGTTCGATCTCTTCAATCAACCAGCACAGATAGTCCACACTCGGGAAAATAACCCCGAAAGCGAAGCCAACCTGAGAAAGCACGCGGTGAAGTTCAACCGACAATGTGAGGCCGTATTCACCTCCCTCATGCTTGGACACGAATTGACAACTCACAGCGCACTCATGGGGCTACGTCTCGGCCATGGCACTATATGTATTGGGCACCTACCAAGACGTATCGCTGACCTACGCGAGAAAGGCGTGGCCATATCCACCCGCAAAACCGATGGCGGTTATAATGTTTGGTTCATGAGCGAAGCCGACAAACTGAAAAACAAAGGACTTATTTAACCCCATAACCAACCAATGACCATACCCACCAAAACAATGCCCACGCAGAACGCAGCAGGCCGTGCGGCCAGAGAATTCACAGAGAAGGAGCGAGAATTCGTAAGGCAGCATCACAGAATATACACTATGCGGCAAATAGGGGATGCGCTTGAAATCTCAATGCACCAAGTCGGAAGACTACTTCATGAACTTAACTTGACAATTGGTGTCAAGAAAAACAACAAATCCCGCTCATTAAATGAGCCATGGAGCAAGCAAGCCGACAGCGAAATATTTGACGTTCACGAAATGGAATGGCTATGACCGTAAACACACTAATTGGACAAAAAATGACCAAACAAGCACACAGCGAACGGCTTAATGCAACACAGCACATAGCCGAACTACCCGGAATAGACATCGAAGTCTGCACTATGCTTGCTAATCACTTCGAGGTCTATCTCGATGAGATGTTTAGCATGAGCAGAAAAAAATACTGCGTGTATTGCCGGCACCTTTACGCAAGATGGCAAAGACGCAATACTCCCCGCAGCTTGCAGAAGATTGGGGAGAAGGTGAGAGTATTGCCCATTGACCACACCACCGTACTACACAGCGTGCAGACCGCCAACAGCCTGATAGAAACCGACCGCCATGTGAAACTGATTTGGGACGTGATAAAAAACATCAAGCCGCCGGTGAGCCTGCCCGAGTTTAGCCATGACACCGGATGGGTAAAAACCAAAGTCGACAACCGACACCTGATTGTGAATAACTTTTAGGCAATGGAATTATCAAAAAGATATTATCTTTGTGGAACAATAGCTCTTAAAACTATGCAGCGTGAGAACTGCGACACACATCACAATTTATACCCCTTGCGGGGTTGCCTGCCCTCTTATGAGGGTTCTCACCGGGTAGCTTCGCAAGGGGTTTTTTTATACTCAAAATGACCCATGGCGGAAAGCAAAGCATCATTTATATTGTATGCTGACATGATACACATGGTCAGCAAATTGACAGACGAAAAGGCTGGTCAGTTGTTCAAACACATCCTTGATTATGTGAACGACAAAGACCCAAAAACGGACGACTTTATTATCGAAATTGCCTTCGAACCGATTAAGCAACAGCTAAAAAGAGACTTAAAAGACTGGGAACGAAGGAAGAAGATAAGGCAAAAAGCGGGTCAACTCGGAGGCATAAACAGCGGAAAATCAAGGAGTTCGAAGCAAAAGGAAGCAAACGAAGCAAGTGCTTCAAAAACGAAGCAAACGAAGCAAAGCCAAGCAAACGAAGCTGTAAATGTAAATGTAAATGTAAATGGTAATGGTAATGTAAATGGTAATGTAGTTGTTGATGAATCAACAACTGCTGAAAATACATCGACATCGACACCGCCGCCATTGGAAGTCATTGTAACAAACCACCAACCACCGGCACAGACTTACCAACCACAGGC